GTATTTCTTCCCAATTGATTAAATTCTTAAAAGAGTATCTTTGTGAAGACGATTTTATTGAGTTGTTAGATAATGGTTTATACAAAATGTTTTTTAAAAATGGTATGATGGATTTAAAAACTGGAATTTTTAGAAAAGGAATAAAAAAAGAGGATTACATTTCTAAAACTATACCATTTGATTACATACCACCAGAAGATAAAGATGTTGCGTATGTGAAAACAAAATTAAAACAGATTTGTAATTGGAATGATACACATTTGGATTATTATTTATCTATTTTAGGATATGCTTTTACAGGCGATAGTTCTAAAGAACAGAATTTTTATTACCACAGAGGACAGACCGCAGAAAACGGAAAATCCGTTATTTTTGAAGTATTGGAGTTATTGATGCCGAACTATGTAATGAAGGCGAACAAAGATGTTTTAGATATTGGTGCTGATTTGAGAAAGGAAATCGCTACTTGGAATGGATTGAAATTGTTGTGGTTAAATGAAGTATCTATAAAACCAAAAGACGAAGATTTAGTAAAAGCGGTATGTGATGGAACAAGTTATAAATATAATCGGTTGTATGCGGAAGAAGCAGTTGTAATGCCTATTCAGTTTAAATTATTTGCGGTCAGTAATAACACATTAACAATCAAAGGTGATGCTGGTGTAAAACGCCGTTTCAAATTATTACAACACAACTCACAATTCAAGGACAATTTTGAAGATGACTATGAAAAATTAGAATTCAAAAAAGACAAGGATTTTAAAAGCAACTTATTAGGCGAATATAAAAACGCATTAATTACATTAATAATGTCATATTCAACTCGTTACTGGAATGATAAAAAATTATTAGAATATCCTACTGAATGGTTAGAAGGTGCGAATGAAATAATGATGGAGAATGATAAATTTAGTGAATGGTTCTATGAAAATTTTGAAGTTGGTGAAGATAAACAAACATACAAAAACGCATTTGACGAAGTATGTAAATCGGCACAATTTAAAAATATAAAAGTAAAAGATGAAATTACAAGACTGAAAATAAAGGGAGAATATAAAAGTCAAAAAGAAAATTACAAAAAAGAAACGTTGAATGGTGAAAAGGTTTCAAAAAAATATAAGGGTTTTTGGGTTGGTTTTCAAATAAAAGATAAGGACATTTTTGGGGATAATATGTAGGGGACAAGTCCCCTTCCCTATTTTGGTTATACCTTTTCTAAAGGTATAAATATTTAGATAAAAGTTTATTCTATAATTTTTTATCTAAACTAATGTTATAATGGACGAGAAACAGGAAAAGACAGAATTGGAAAAGAATAAGGAAAAAGCGATGAAAGCGAAATTAATTGGATTGGATTTGATGGGTAAGCACCCATTAACCAATCCTTCCAACTTTAGCGAAAGAGAAAAACGAAAACTTTTAAAACATATGGAAGAATGGTTTAATAAACCAGAGAAGGAATTAGAAGATGAATTTAATGACGTTGTATTAGATAAGGTTTTAGGAACAACTACGGAATATAGTGGGTATAGAGTAGAGAAAGGTGAAACCTTTATTACTAAACCAGATTTACCGACTGAAGTAGGGGAACAACGTTCCCCTATGACCCCTCCTTTTACTCCACTTTTCTAACAAAAAAGGAGGGGTCAAAGGGGAACGTAGTTCCCTTTACTATAAATTGATTTTATTATAATAAGTGTTTTTTTACAATTACTATAATTTAATTATATATTTGTATTATATATAAGATGAGCGGACAACCTTTACAGACCCCACTTGACGCAGGAAAGTTTAGAGAAGCATATATGGCGAACCTTAATCTCCGTATTGGTTTAGATGATGTGAATTTACAGGCAAACAAGGTATATAAACGCACAGGACAACTTCCAGTAGAAATAAGTGATTTTAGAACTACGGAAGAGAAATTGGCGGACGTTGAAAGATTAAAAATACAAGTTAGAAGTGAATTAGGGCAAATAGCAGACGGACAGAATGCTAATAAAATAGCACAGAGATTAACTCCCGCTGAATTAACATTTTATTTCCAACAATCCCAAGAAGTTAATTCTATTATTAGACAACGTTATTCTGCTGGTGTTTTAGCAGATATTTTTATTCCATTTTTACAGAAATATATGAGCGATACATATGCGAATAAAGGTGTAGCAACTGGATTACAACAATCATCGGGGGCAAATTTATTATTGAGTGGTGAAAATATTATTAGAGATTTAGCGGGACGAGAAGAATACATAGTATTAGCAGATGCTTTAGCGAAGGGTGGTGTTGATATAAGACGAGAAACGGGACAAATTATAGATGTCTTACCACCAAAAGATTTATATGATAAAATCCAATCAATTCCAAATGCGAACGACCGATTTTTAATTTTAGAAGAAAGTAATAATTATATTAAAGACCTTCCAAGCAAACGAGATATTTTACGCAGAATTAATAATGTAGAAAGACTTTTACAATTGAAAGATATACCTTCGTTAAGAGCAGAAGCAGATAGAATTAGTAGATTAATCACTCCTACACCTGATACATACGAACAATTAAGTAACATTAAACGTATAATTAGAAATGTTATACCCACCTCCGCCCCGCCTCCCATTCCCCCCCGTATTCCCGTTGCCGAAGAACTTGGATATAGTAGAATGAACGACGAAGGATTACCCAATTACCAACCCCCTTCTATTCCACCTTCTTCCGCACAAATGGTAATAGCAGAACCCGCACCCGACGAAGATGCCCCAACTGCGAGAAGTGTGTTGCTTGGTTTGGGTTCTATTACCGATTTATTGCGTAGTGAAAATTTACAAGAGAATAAGGCGTTACTAACAGAATTAAATACATTTTTCGCAAGTAAAAGAGAATTTGGATTACAGAGAGGAAAAACTCCAAGCATATATAAATCTTCCAACACATTTTCATCTGTAGTAAATGGAAGTCTCCCCGCACAACGCCGATTTATACAAAAACACTCTACCAAATTAGATGAAATATTAAAAGAGTATCAATTTGATAAAGGAAAATCTGGAAAAGGAATTAGTGGTTGCGGTATAGCAGTAAAAGAACGTCGGTATAGTAGTAAAAGTGACGTTGATTGGGGTTCTGGTGTGTCCGCTACTGAAAGATTTGTCCCATTTGGACGTTTCGTAATCAATCGCTACAGATTAAACGATGATGTGATTGCCGTAAAAAGACCCGCTGGAAGTTGTATTAAAGAATTCCCATCTACCAGAGTTTCCAGAAATTTAGGAAAAGTGATTAGAAAAATTACTGGGAACGGCGTTCCTGATTTTGACGATTTAGAAATATTAGATGATGGTGAAAAAGCATACTTACACAAACTAACTAAAGAAAGTAGATTATTAGATAGATTAAGTATTCCTGCCCCCAAAAAGAGCGAGATAGATAAGGATTTGAATGAATTTGAAATAATGAAAGGGGAGATAATGAGCGGTAATGATAATATAGAAATGGTGAAAAAATTTAAGATGATGTTGTTAAAATTGAGTAACAAAAACGCTTTACCAAAAACCCAAGTGAGAGAAATTCTATATGATTTAACCAGTATGGGATTTTAGTAGGGGACAAGTCCCACCTACGACCCCCTATTTTGGTTATACCTTTTCTAAAGGTATATTAGTATATTTTTTTATCTTGTATAATATATATAAAATGGCGAATAGCGGATATTTTCCTGTTGTTCTTAATCCAGAAGTTAAACTACAGACGTTAAGCAGTCAATACACAACCCCATTTTTCTTTGGAGGTAGTCAAGTTCCGCAAACGTTACAATTAAAGGAAGGTTCATTTAGCGGTAGTGGTGTTTCTAAAAAGGGCAGAACATCATTAACAACCAAACGAAGTCCTATGATAAAATCATTTCCCAAAGTAAAGGCGATACTTGGGCGACTAAAATAAAAAAATTTAATTTAGAGAACTATTAAATAAAAAATATATCCACATATTATATATAATGAGAACTATTGTTTTAAACAGAGCGAACCTTGTTCCAGACGGACAGAATAACAAAATGGTTTATCAATTCCCCAGTTCAGTTGAATTTAAGGATAGTTATATTGCTTTATCACAAATTAGTATTTATTATTCTTGGTATAACATATCTACCGCATTAAATAACAATATTCTAAAATATACTTGGGTCGTTGGAACAACAACCACTACATACACCATCACCATTCCAAACGGTCTATATGAAATTTCAAGATTGAATGAACTATTACAATTTGCTCTAATACAAAACGGACACTATTTAGTAAATGCTTCAAACCAGAATGTTTATTATTTAGAAATGGTTGTAAATCCCGCCAGATACGCAGTTCAATTAAATACTTTTTTAGTTCCAACCTCTTTACCTTCTGGTTACACACAACCCGCTTCTTGGAGTGGATATGCTACACAAACATTTAATCCTCAATTTATTTTACCTGCTAATGTGAATAGAATTTTGGGATTTATCCCCAATTTTACTACTAATGCGAATACTAACAACGCATACATTCCTCCTGCTAATGATGAATATGAAGCAAAATTAGCAAATGGGACACTCTCCTATATAAGCACAAGTGCTCCCGACGTTCAACCCAATTCATCTGTTTTAGTAAGCATTTCTAATATTGATAATGCCTACGCACAACCCACCAGTATTATTTATTCAATTGTTCCGTCGGTTGCTATTGGTGCTTTAATTAGTGAAAAAGTCCCTCAATTTGCTTGGAATAAATTGATTAATGGAACATATAACCAGTTGAGAGTGACCTTTTTAGGAACTGACCTCAACCCAATTGTAATTAACGACCCATCTATTACAATATTGTTAGTAATAAAAAATAGAGGCGAAGAATAATTTTCTATTCTTAATTATATAGATGAGTAGCGAAATAAACGAACAATATTTAAACCGAATATATGATGAACTACAACGAGAACAAATGAAATTAATGAATGACTTTAAAAATGATGCGGGACTGGAAGATAAAGATATACAGAAACAGATTACTATGTTAAATGGATTGTGTTTAGGAATACTCCGTTTTAGAAATCTTAAAAAATTAATTTTAGAAAAAAAAAATAATTAGTTATAGTATAAGATGGTTACAAGAATGGTATATGCTCCTACGTCAAAACATATGGGTTTTTCAAGACACACCAGAGGTAACGTAAGCGGTAAGGGTTTTTCATCATTATTGTTAGATGGTGGAATGGGGGGCGGTTCATCATATTCATCTATAGATGATTACATTTCTACAACGGGTCGTAATATTGGGGGTGTTAGAGGAAATGGTTTAGGCAAATCTTTAATTGATAAATTGGGAAAATTGGGAAAAATAGATATGGAAAAAATGCCTGTTTCCAGAAAACCCAAAAATATTAATTTTTCACTTTAGTAATCCACTTTTAGAAAAAGTAGAGCAAAAAGTGTAATTATATTTGGTTATACCTTTTCTAAAGGTATATTTAGTAAAACAATTAAATTAAAATTGTATTATACCAAGATTTTTTTATCTTGTAATAATATATAAAATGTCCTGTGATAAACTCGTATTTGACTTGTCCCAAGAAGTAGAAGGTTCTCCATCTGTGTTTGTCAAGAAAGACTGGTTGAATATTTTAGACAACCAAAACGGCAATTACAATAGTAATCAGTCGGTTATTGATACTTCCCAATTGAGTAATTCCAATAAGTATATGTCTTACAGAGAGGCATATTTAGAAGTTCCTATGTTGCTTACTTGTGCTACTACTAACCTTGCTTCTTCTGCTGGTTTTAAACCTAATGTCGCTGGAACAAGTGCCGACTATGCCCTTGGACTTAAAAATTGGTTCGGGCAAATCGTCCATTCCTTAACTTTGGATTACAACGGCACCACCATCATTCAACAAACTCCTTATTGTAATATGTGGAACTCTTTTAAACTCCTTACTTCTTTGAGTTGGGGTGACGTTGCTTCGCAAGGTGCTACTATTGGTTTTTACCCTGATGACCCAACCACTTGGTCGTTAAATCTCGTCCCCTCGGTGGAAGGTCAGGGTGTTTGTAATAACACTACCAAAATTGTTTTCCCCACCACTACTGGTGTTTTTAATAAATTTAATTCTAATGGCGGTAATGAAGGTCTTGTAAAGAGAATTCAATATATCTCATATGACCCCGCAGGTGATAGTGGAACTGCCTCCGCTGTTGGTGGTGACGATACATACGGAACTTCTATGATGTCTGCGAATGCCTGTAATAATGTTTGGAAGTCATACGTCAGTTCTAAAGTTGATGGTGTAAATGGTGCTACGCAAGGTTCTTACCAAGTTTCTATAATGGCGACTATTTACCTTAAACATCTCCACTCGTTCTTTGCTATGTGTCCTTTAATTAAGGGTGCTTATATGAAGGCAACACTCAATCTTAATAACTGCTCTACCGCTTTTACTTCGGCGGGTGCTGGTGGTGTCCTTACTCTCGTATCCGTTTCTAATAGCGTTGGTGGTGTCAATCCTCTAATGATTGGTTCGGCGGGTGCGGGGCAAGGTGGTGTCGCCACCTTCGGTGCTGGTTCTTACATCGCCAATATTTCTGTTGGTAATACTTGTTTAGACCCCACACTCTCCTCATACGTAGGCAGAGGCAAACTCGCTCAATCTATTTACTTGTATGTTCCGTCATATACTTTTAACCCTGTTTTTGAAAGTGCTTACCTCTCGTCACCTGTAAAACAGATTAAATATACTGATATTTACCAATACCAAGTAACCAACGTTGCTTCTGGTGTCGGGTTCAACAACCTTATTACTAATGGTATTGCTAATATTAAATCCATTCTTATTATTCCCTTTTTCTCCACCACCGCTGGAAGCACCGCAACGGGTCTTCCTACTGGTATGCCTGTGTTCCAATCTCCTTACGACCCTGCTGGGTGCGGTGCTACTTCGCCTCTTATTTCATTCAACAATTTCAATATTGTTGTTTCAGGGCAAAATATCATTTACAACACTCAACAGCGTTCTTACGAGCAATTCAACAACCAACTTTACGGTGTGAATGCTGTGAATGGTGGTATGACCGATGGACTTACAAGTGGTTTGATTGATAGACTTGGTTTTGATATGGAGTATGGTTACTACTATGTTGATGTATCCCGTATGTTGCCTGTTGAAGAGAGTGTGCCTAAATCCGTCCAAATTATCGGCACTAACCAGTCCCTTCGTCCTGTTGATTTGTGGATTTTTATTGAATACGGTGTAGAGGTGTCGCTTGATGCCCTTACTGGCGTTAGAGTGTAAGAGAACTACGTCCCCATATGACCCATTCTTTATATATATATTGTTATTCCATATACATATAAACATTTTTCCTCCACTTTCTAAAAAGGGGGGATTTAGGCGTTATTATTAGTTAAGCATTTTCCATTATATTTTTATCTCAACTATATTATATAAATGTCTGTAGTTGAACTTGATTTATCACCTAAACAATCCAGTAAATTACGTAACGGACACCGAGTTAGTGTAAGACCTGCGATGAAAGGCGAGGGTGTGTGTGTGGTTGTTAGACCAGAAACATACGACATCGTTAGTCGGGCATTCGGGCGAGGAAAGGGTGCTGTAATAGCATTAAATCCTGAAGAACTAATGGCGAACGCCCAATCCGCAGGAGAAATGGAAGGTAAAGGGATTTTTGGTAAAAAATTTGATAAAGGAGTGGAGAAATTGGTTGGTAAAAAAAATAAGAAAGCAATATATAGCGAAGTAGAAAAACGATTTAAAGAACCGATTAAAAAAGGTATTCAACAGTTACAAGATTACGCACCCGAATTGGGAGCAAGTGCTTTATCGGGTCTTGCTGTGGCGGTAGGACAACCCGAGTTCGCCCCCATCGCTGGGGCGTTCGGTGCTAAATATGGTGCTAAATATGGTGATATGGCGGGTAATTTCGCACAAGATTATTTAGAAAATCCTTCTGCCTACAATACTAAAGGGGGTAGTAAGCGAATAACAAAAGAAAGTTTGAATAAAATGTTGGGAACAAATATGGGTTATTTGGAACGAGCAGGTTTAGCAAATGCGAAAGAATTACAATACCGAGCGGGTATGATGGCGGAGCAAAAAGCAAGGGATATGGGGGGTATGGGACTGATGGCGGGTTCTGGTATGTTTGCTGGTTCTGGTTTATACGTTGGTTCAGGTGAAGGTCTATATGCTGGACGGGGATTTAGAGCGACAGGCGGACAATTGGGCGGTATGGGACAACGAGTTTTACCACAGGCACTCTCATCTCAACCTTATTCTGCGAATTACCAATTTAGAAGCACTATGCCTCCCGCTTATCAAAAAGTAGGAAAAGGGTTATATGCTTAAATCCACTTTTTAGAAAAGTGGAGCAAAATTTCCACTTTTTAGAAAAGGTATAATTTATATGTTTATAAATCGCAAAATTAATTTCTAAACATATAATATAGAAATGTCTTTAACGGATACACAACTGGAACTTTTAGCAAAAAAAATGGAGTTCCCATTAGCAGGAATATTTTTTAAAGATGAGATGCCTTCCAAATTGGAATTGAATAAAGGATATATAATTAATATTGATGACGCACAAGACGAAGATGGAAATGATAATACGGGAACACACTGGACGACCTTACAAATTAATAAATATCCTAATGGAAAAACCGAAGGTATATATTTTGACCCGTATGGTGTTGGTATGCCTCAAGATGTAGAAAAAGCAGTAGTTAATACTATTGGTAAAAAAATACCGCATACAACCAAAGACATACAAAGTCTAATGAATAATGCTTGTGGTTACTTTTGTAGCGGTTTTCTACATTTTATTAACGCTTCTCAATACAGGAGTAAAGACTTATACACAGATGTATCAACATTTTTGGATATGTTTGACGACCTTAATAAGAGCGTAGATTTTAAAAAGAATGAATACATATTGAAACACTTTTTTAGAAGCACCGATATAGATAAACGAGTTCCAATTTCAATAGACAACATCGTAAATACAGATGGGGGCGGAGTAGATTTAACAAAAATACCCGCTGGTATGAAAATGATGTAACCGCCCCTAAATCACCCCTATACTCTAACTCACCCTACTTTTTTAAGAGTGTTCCTTATTTTTCTCTTTTGTAAGATACTCTTAAAAAGTTAGGGTGTAAAAGGGGGAAAGGGTAGAGTTTAGAGTATTTCATATAAACTAATTGATTTATATGAAAAGATAATATATATATTTAAAATTATAACTTAAAGACAACGCCTTATATTAAATTATAATATAAAGATGAACGCAGGACAAATGATTTACTATATTAACGGGAATGGCGAACAAACACCTTATATGATATATGGTGTTGAAAATAAACTGGTAATGGCGATTGCTATTCATAGACAAAAGGATAATATTGAAAGGATTTGTATCTTGGCGGACAAGATTGATAATTTGTGTTTTAAAATTGAAGACGCAGATGACGTTGATGGTAAGGATTATAATGTGGTAAGAGATGCTTTAAATAAAGATGAAAAAAGCATCAAAATATATTTCAAACAAAATGGTATTAATTAATCCTTCTTTACATATGTATCCAACATAGACGAAGAAGAACCCATATCCTCCATAGTATTAGCAATTTCATTTTTCTTGCTAATAGTATCCCCAAATTTATCAGTAAGGTATGTGTGACGTAGTTGATTTACACCAACTTTTTTACCATCAAAGATGCGGTTAAGACGCTGGTTCAATTTAACAGAACTCAATTTATTCATATTAGTATCAAACAACAAATATTCAGTAGGGTTTATTTTAGACCATTTTAGAATGATGTTACGTAATTGAACTGGAATATCTACCTCCTGTTTGCCGTATGTTTTTGCGGTCTTGTATGAATTAAAAACAAACTTATTTTTCTCCATATAATTATCTGTTTCCTTATCAATATTTCTAATTTTAAAATCAACAAAATCTTTACTGCGTCTTGGTTTAATGTAAATAGAACCCAATACACACATTATAATATAATTTTGTATTTGCTGTAGGTCACTTGCGGTAATGTTTTTCTTTTTCATTATCAAATCGGCATTATTTTTCAAGTCATCGCAGACTGCTTTAATGTCACTCGTTTCAACCCAAGACGCTTCTTGTGCTTCGGTTTTAACTTGTTTAGAAATATCCTTATTATAATCTCTTACGTCGGTCGCCATCAAGTCCCGATAAGGTTTTTTATCTGTAATGATTACTAAACTGGATAAAATAGTTTTTCTCCTGTTTGGGGGCATATCCTTTAGGAATTTCAATACGGGTTCGGTATTATCAAATTTCGCTAAATCAATTGGCGTTTCTTCTCCAAAAACTCTTTTAAATAAGTTTTTGAGAATAGAAGAGTAGGTAGTGAGAGAACTTTTAGACAAAGTTGGGCGTTTTTTGGAAATGTATTCTTTAATTTCTTCCATTTTATAAATTAAGTAGAGATTATTATTTAGGCGATTTTAATTAATTATAAATATTAAAAATTAATTAATATATCTTTTCATTAAATTTTAATATAAAGAATTTTTATCTCTCTATATATTATAAATGGAAGTCCGCAGTTTTAACAACGACCTTAATTTTGGATTAGCAAAAGAGTTAGAGATTATAGATATTCTCAAACTTAACTTTGAAGACGAAGCAGATATTAGAAATACCAAAGACATTTATAATGATGATTACTACATATATGATTTTGAAGCAAAATCGGGAACGTCATTTGAATTGAAAAGCAGAAGAGTAAATAAGAATACTTATCCTACCACCATAGTCCCCGTAAGTAAGATACGAGATACAGATAAAAAACAAATATTTATATTTAATTTTACTGATGCCTGTTGTAGTATTGAATACAATAAAGAAGTGTGGAGCAAGTTTTTAATCAAAGATGTAACCACTTGGCGGTATGGGAAAATAGATATGCCTAAACCTCATTACCATATTCCAGTTAATTTATTGGAAGATTTAATAAGGACGTATAATTTACCAGCGAGAGAAACAATTATCCCCAGAAACATTCCGTTATACGTTGGTGCTAATATGAGTGCTATAATCTAATCATTAAGCAATTGATATGTTTATACATATATATATCAATTATTAACATTAATATCCATATTATATTGTTTAAAACGCATATAAGCATTAAATAAATTAATTTTATTAATCCTTTATACACATTTTCGTTGTATTATACATATATTAATATTAATAATGGATTAATGGTTGTATAAACATATCATTTGCTTAACATTAATATAATGATATGTCTTTATATCAGTTTATCATATAAACATATTTAGGTTCTTCGCATTTTAGATGCTAATGTCATCGCCTCTTTATAAGACACACCTTTATCCTGTTGAACTTTCTTGACAAAATCAATCCAGTCGCTTCTTCGTTTGGGTTTCATACCCATACCCGCCTTCAGTCCCATACCTGCCGTCAGTCCCACACCCCATTTCGTCGCCAATTTATCAGTTCCAACGGCGGTCGCTTTAGAGGCGGTTGCCCCCGCCAACGTTCCCACAATAGGATTAGCACCAGCAACACTTCCAAGCGAACCAACCGCCAACCCAGCAAGGGCGGGGACGGCAGTCCTTAAAGAGAACCCAGCGAGTTTTTTACCGTAGTCTTCTGCTACACCATCTTTGTTATTAACGATATTGGTGGCGGGTTTTACCACTTCTTTACTAATCGTTTTTCCTACATCTTTCACACCTTTACTAACACTTTTACTAATAGACTTGAATATATTTCCACCACACATACGGCAACACCCATTACCATCAATTCCGCAACCAGCAACGCCCATACCTACACTTCGGTCAATTCTATCAATTCGCATCTTTATATTATCTGTTGAGATTAAATTTTTACCATTTCCAGTTATTTTTTTTCCCATTTTTCTTCCCATTTTATTTAATTGATATGGTATATTATTTTTCCTACCATCACTATCTACTCTCTCGGGTTGTCGTATTCCTCCATCTTTAACTGCTCTCTTTGATTGAAATGCTTTATCTTTTTGTTCTCTTTCATCTATTCTATCTAAATCGTCCTTTTCTGCTTTCTTTTTCTGCTTCTCCGCTTCCTTTTGTGGTTTTTGTCTTATCTTTTTTAAATTTATTTTATCTTCCTCCTCAATTGCGTCGGTTATTTCTGTTGGTGAAATTCTTTTTAAAGGGTATTTTTGTGTGAGATGTAGAAACATACTATATCTTCTCTTCTCCATCGCTATTCTCTTCGCCGTCGCTGTTTCTTCACTACTTTGTCCTCCTCCTTTTCCTATAATTACGTTTTTATCTAAACCCCTTAAAGATTTTGATGAATGGATGTCTAATGGATTATACGTTTTTCCTTTTATTAATATATCATTCTCTCCTCTTGATTGAAAAGGATTTAATGACGAAACTATATCGCCACTTGTTCTTATATCTGTTTGATTTTTATTACGTTGATTTTGGAATGGGATTGTTGCTTTATTTAGCGTAATCGTTTCTTTGGATTTTTTTCCTAAAAGTTCCGCTTGTAGTCCCCCTTGACTATGCCCGATTGTTGATACATTTTCAGCACCATATTTCTTCTCTGCTTTCTTTTGGACTTTTTCCGCTTCCTTGTATCTTGCGGTTTTTTTATATGCGGATTTACCACCAAGAGCGTAAATAGCATTATTTCCCCAATCTAAAATACCTTCCGTTCCCATATGTCCTACTATAACTTGTTCGGTTTCTGGATTAACATATACTTTACTTGTTGATGTAGATAAATCTTTATCTAATTCGTAACCAGCAACTTTATCTCTTCCATCATACGAAGCATCTAATAATTTCCTTAAATCTCCTGCTGTTATACTACCGCCACTAATTTCCGCTTTTTTCGCTTTATTCCTTAAGTATCGGGCATCGTCACTTCTTTTTTTCTGTGCTTTTATTGCCGTTTTTCTCTCTTCGTCTGTTGCGTATTTAACGGGTCTTCCTTTCTTTTTTGCGGTCACCTTTTTTTCTTCTTCTTCTGCTTTTCTTTTTTCTTCTTCTTCTGCTTTTCTTTTTTCTTCTTCTTTTCGTTTTTTATTTATATCTATGTTTTTCTGTAGTTTTTCTGGTCTGCCTCTTTCTTTAAGTTCTCCTAATGCGGTTGATGGAATATTTTTTGGGTCGGTGTCTTTATATTGTTTTACTTTATCAAAATGTTTGGTAATCATTAATCTATCTTTTGGTGGAAAAGATGATAATGGGATTGTTTCGCTCATACCTTCCATTAAAATAGCATCTTCTACGGGTTTTCTTAAAATTTTAATAGATGTTCTACCATCTCTTACTGATAAGTTACGTTCTTTTGTCATAGGATTTACTAATTTAAATCCTCTTTTTGTTCTCGTAGCATACCAATCAGGTATTATTAATTCGGTTTCTCCAACCATATCTATTTTTACTTGGGGTTCATTTGCTATTTTCACCCCCCTTTTTTTATTTCTCGCTTCCGCCATTTTCTTCGCCCAATCTTTCGCTTCTTGTGACCCTTTAATATACGTCGGCATATAATTATATACTATACAAATATAATTATTTTTCGTATCCCACTAAATATACCTTTAGAAAAAGTATATTTTCTAAAAGTGGATTTAAAACATATTGTCTTTACTTTCTCCATTACTTAAACTCGCTGATGGTGAATGTGGGTGAAGTATTCTAAATTCTGCTTCCTTTTCTTCGGCATCTGTATCTCTAATCACTCTAAAACAACAAAAACTCGCTTCTTTACATTTTGACTTAAAAATCATCTGTGCTATTTTTAATATTAATCCGCTTCCAGTCGCCACTAAAGTTAAATAGAACACCTCGCTTAACATTACTACTATAACAGAAGAAAAAAATACAATACACCACCTCCCGAAATGATTGCTAATAGTGAAACCGCATAGGATACGATTTTGTTCTGGAACTCCATTTGCTCGTCAGTCCATTCGTCTGCCGATAAAATGGGGACATTAGTCGCTATAATGACATTTTCGGCAGAATGTTCGCTATTCATCATATATATATACTTCCACTTTTAAAAAAAATAAAAGTATATTTTGTAAAGGTATATTATTATACTTCCTCTAACTTTATTTTATACGGAACTCCATTAATTACAACCACTAAATGTAGTCCGCTTGTAGGACCCGAAGTCGCACTTAAAAGATTGGTGTTTCCAGTTATATCCAACCCACTTGTGGTAATGGGACTGATTACTGCTGGGAAGGACACCATTTCTTTTGTAGCAGTATCGTATTGTAGTTGGTTGAATTTTGTAGTATCCACTCTAATAGGATTAACAAAAAAACCTGCTTGATTTGGATTGAGAGCAAGACCCGAAGCGTTTAAACAGATTGAATTTGCGGTTTGAGATAATTGACCTGCTGAATTACCAATAGCGATTGAATTATTCCCTTGTCCTGTTGTTGTCCCTTTTCCCGCACTCGCACCAATCGCCACAGCATATTGCCCCTGATTTGAATTTCCCGCATTCGTTCCAATCGCCACCGCACCCACACTACCATTAGTAACCTGTG